TCACCACCTGTAGTGCCACCGTTAAAGGTTATTGTTGTGTCGTTCGGATCGGCAAGGAACGTAGTAGTTAGACCATTAGCATCTACCTGCTGAATGTAACCTGTAAATACATCGGCTCCAGCAGGCTTGATAATTAAGTTATTAGCTAAGTTATTAGCTATAACAATACTAATATTAGCGCCCAAATTGTTTTGCTGGTTAGGGTCGGTAGAATCGGTTTGAGCTACTGAAAGCACTGGTGGTAGGGTAAGTTTCCCTTCACCGGCTCCGTTGGGGGAGTTGTAAACATTAGCAACTCCAGCATAACCGGGTAACATACCGCCTGTAGGATTCCCAGCCGCATCAGTGGCGGGAGTAGGGAACAAGCGAAGTACTGTAGTTGTATTGTCCGCGTTGAAAAGTTGCTGTGCTCCAGCGCCTGCGGGTACGAAACCTGCTAACGAACGGACTGGGCCTGAGAATGTGGTTCTAGCCATTTTGAAATTCCTCACATGCGAGTGATGGGGTGTTCTGTCTGCATGTAGTCAGCCGGGACTGTCAGAACACCGGATGATTCCCGGGATGCGCTCAGTATATACCACTTATTTGTAGGATGTACAAACAAAAGAAAGGGGGCCGAAGCCCCCAATCTAAATACCCTTTGCTTATGTAGCGCCGGGTGAGCCGAAGATGCCCAGTGGGTCAGATACGCCGAAGCTGTATCGCTCACGAGCCTTGTAGCGGCTGTTACCTGTATCGAAGTCAGCATCCATAGATGTAGACATCGGAGTACGGACAAAATGCTTAAGTCCGTTAGGTACGTCAGTCATCAAGAACCAAGCGTTAGGATCAGTCAAATAATGATTAACTGTATAACCGCCCGGAATTGCACTGTTTGATCTGATAGCGTTAATGTCGTTATCAGCAGTAGCAGTTCTAAGTTCAGAATCCAACAAGCGCGTAGCAACGAATTGCAGGGCAGGTGGGATAACTAACTTAGTAGCCTGAGAAGCGATTAACAAACCACGCTCATCAGTCCATCCAGCAATCTGAATAATAGCGGCTTCTAAAGAAGTCTCATTCAGATCAGTGCCAATTGCGGGACGGTTTGAGTTAACACCGCCGGACACAAGGGGGTGAACAGTGGAGCATAAAGGTTGCCCATCACCATACGTAGTACCCGCTGCGAACGCGCTGTTTAAGATTGTGGCACCTTTAACTTGCTTAGTGTAAGCCATAGCGCGGGCAAGAGCCTTTGTATAGCGAGCAGAAAGTGAGCCATAAAGGTTATCCTCAATAGCTTCCTCAGTAATAGAGAAACCCATTGCGATAGTCTCGTTTGTATAACGAGCAGTCCACGCTTCTTGTGCATTGTCATACTCGATAGCGGAACCCTCACCTTTAACAGGTGCGGCACTAAAGCCTGACAACTTAACTTCTTCCTCGAACGAACGATCAGAAGACTCAGATTCGAAAACCTCAGCAGCTTCGTCACCATACTTCGCGTATTCGAGACCAAATAGGGCGTTTAGCCCCGGTAATAGCTCCTTAAGGAGTTGCGCTCTTGAAATAGCCATTTGCTAATCTCCTATACGCCGGTTGTGTTGGTGTACTGATGCAAGTTGATCTTAACGATCAGCTCGACAAAAGTATCAGCAGCAGTGGAAGTTTCAGCAACAGTAGCTATAACACGGATAGGCAAAGCGGCTGTGCCAGCCTCCGAACCCGCTAGTACTGATATACCAGAGTTACCTGTAACGGTATCTCCAGCGCCCTGTATAATAGACATGTTAGAACCAACCGCAGCTTGCGCCGCAGAAGACATAACACTTCCATTTGTAGTTACGGCAACTTTAAGTGCCGCCATAGTGTCGTCAACTACGATAGCAAAAGCTTGTGTAACGCTAGTGCCGGGGTAGAATTGCGCCGGTGTGAACTGGCCCAATGAATTGACGTACTGAACACCCATAAAAATGCCCACAGGAGAACCAGTAGTGGTGCCTGTGAACTTCTCGATTGTGCCCGCCGCAACAACTTGAACTAAGTCACCGTAGAAAATAGCCGTGTTGTAAGTGCTCGCAATAGGAATAAGGCGAGTGGCACCTGCATAAGGCATACCGTCTATACGGTTAATTGGCTCAAAGCCGTAGGGAGCGTTGACTGTTGGATAAGCCATTTAAAACTCCTAAAAGTTAATTGCCCTTGCCGAACGTCACCTTCGTCTTCCTATCGTTAAATAGGGGCATACGAGGATCATTTTCGCGCATAAGGCTGTTGTCAACAGAGTGGATTTGCGAAGCTGCCTGATTGTTATAATAGGCATTACGCTCGTCCACCATTTCAGTGGGGGCTTTGCACAACATTAGTCCGCCTTGAATGATATTATCCTTGAAACGACCATCAGTCACTTCATCAGAAAGTATCTCAGGGTGAGCATCTGCGCGTACTGGCTCCCATCCTTCACGTAACTTAGCCGAAACATTGCCGGTATCGGCCTGGCCCATAGTACTAATACGTACCCAGTGATAAACATATCCGTCTTCTGGCGTAGGGTTAGGCAAAGTTTCTGGCCGCACCCACGCTTTCTTACGTACGTCTTTCTCACGAGTGTTTAGTTCTCTGTTCAGTTTGTTATCAGCCATTATTTATTCCTCATTAATTCAGCAGCCTGTTTGGCGTAGTCTTCCAGTGAAATACCAAGTCTTTTCGCAATAGCAACTTGTGATTGTTTAAGTGTCACCTTCTTCGGTGACGTGCTCCGCGTAGCGGGTGCAACCACGTTACTAGATTTTTTCTTGGTATGTTCTGGTTGATCTTCTATCCCGTCATCAAATTGCTCGGGGAATACTTGTCGCATACGAGAATTAATTTTCTCGTAGTATTCGTCTGATTGCGGATCTGCTCCGCCCTTCGTCAGTTTGTTGTGCAACCCCAAAGCGAACGCGGTCATCTCTTCGTCCGCCCCAAACCAAGAATTATCTTCGGCCCAACCAGCAGCACGTTGATCTACTTGTGGTTTTTGGGGAGTTTGTGGTACTTGTACATCAGTTTTTGCTTTCTGTAAAGGAGCCGCCTTAAAGTTGTCTACTTTATCGGCACGTATTTTAGCAGTCGTGAGTGCTTCTTGCGCGTTTACTAACGCGTCTGGGTCTCCTGCCTCGTACGCTTCTTTATACTGGCGTTTAGCGTTCACCATTTCCGCAGCTACAGTGTGCTTAGCCTGACTAAGCAAGGTCTCTTGATTCTTATCGACAGTCCCCTTAAGTTTATTGTTCTCCGACATAAGGTTTCTGGCGTAATTTTCTAGCTCTTCGCGCTCACGTAAAGCAGTTTCCTTCGCCCTGCGTTCATCATGATAACCTTTACTAAGGTGTTTAATACGCCCCTTAACCTTATCAGAGTAGTTCTCTAACTCTTCATCAGTTACTTCTTCTGGGGGTTTAGAAGGCTTGCGTCCTTGATCTGCTACGGGCGTATCGTCTTCTATCTCTATTTCTACCTCATTAGTCTTAGATTCCTTAGTTGGAACCTTCATGTCTTCTCGACCAACCGCCCCTTCTATTTCAAGGCTGTTATCCTCTTTTTCATCTAAATTTACCGTTACCTCAGTAGTCTTAGAATCAGAATCGGGGAACTCATATTCTACTTGTTGCATAGCCATACCCTACTCCTTAAGCACGCGTGATAGCACGCGGATCAGCAACGACTGCTTCAATAGAGTCGTCGTTCATTAAACGATATTCCTGTCTACCCAACTTAATTCTAGTGCCGGTGTTTGCCCTAAACATCACGTAGTCGCCCACTTCACACCAAGGACCAGTCGGGAAACGCTCTTTATCTGCGTACGCTTGGTCGCCCATATCGAGCACCGTCCCTATATTAGAGAGCACTTGCTCTTCTCGCCGCGTAGATTGTGCTTTAAGAAGTCCACTACCTTCAAAAGTTTCCTCTACGTTTGGTAGTGCAACTAACACGCGATAGCCCACAGGTTTTGGAATCTGAGCTTCCGATACCTCGTCCTGTACTGCTTCTTCTGCTATCCGCTCATTACGCCTTTTCTCTAAGGCTGTTTCCTTCTCAGGCTCGAACATATCTAACTGTTCGGTAACTTGAGCTTTTGCTCTCACCCCACTAACCGTTACTGTTTCATTCATCGTCGTCTTCCATGTAGTTACGCGAGAGGTCATTTACTTCTCTTAATGCGTGGTCCAGACCTCGAATAACGCCACACACTTCCTTATACCCGGCAAAGTCTTTACACCCACCAGAGTTTAAGAATTCTTCGCTAGAGCGTTTCTGCTCTGTAAGTTTGTCGTTCAGCACGTCAAAGACGGTTTTAGCCATTACTTACTACCTCTTACTTAGCTTTCTTTTGTGCCGTAGCAGACAAGTCTTTTAAATGAAATAACCTCACACTACCTTTAGTATGAGCTTTCCCACTGTGCAAAGTGCCATCAGACATCTTGTGTGAATTGCCTTTAAACAAAGTTCCGTCTCTTTTGTAATGGTTAACACCTTTCATATTATCTATCCTCCCTATTATCGCGGGCAGCTTCATCTCTGTCGCGTTGTGCTTCAGCTCTAGTACGCTCCATATCTACTCGTGTTTGAGCCATATCCATCATTGCTTTGGTTTCTGCCAAGTCATTCTTCGCCTGCGCTTGATCGTTCTGCGAGGCTATGCGGCTCGATTCAATAGTTGCCGTGGTGGTGGCTTTCTGTCTATCGAGGTTAAGTCGTTCTTGGTCAATCGCCCCATCCATCGCGTCTTTAGCGGCCTTGCGTTGAAGTTCGCCTTGCTTAAGCTGTAGCTCAGCTTGCTGCATCTGAACGAGCGGATCTTGCGCTTGCTGTTGAGCTTCTTGCTGGGCCGCTTGTTGTTGATGCGCTTGAGAAAGTTGCTGCCCTGCTTGCGCCATAGTCTGAGCGAGTAGCACTTCCATTTCTTCTGGCAGCTCTTCGTTAGGCCCAGGTAGAGATACACCCATTTTCTCCTCTAGCTGTTTACGGTATTCAAACCCTAGGTGCTCAGCTATATGCGCTTGCAGTGCGCCCATAATTTGATTGGCTTGGGGGTTCTGCCCTATAGCTTGAGCGATCATTGGGTCTTGCATAAATGCTTGATGCGTTGCCATATGCGCCGCATGATCTTGGTAGATAAAAGCTTTTATAGGTTTACCTACTAAGGCATTCATATTCTCGCTCATAGGATCAGTTGGCTTCATGTCGTCCGTAGTCGGCACAAGTTTGTCAGCGTTCTTAATACCTAAGACCTCGATCATCTGACGGTGCAGTTGAGGTAGGTCATATATCTGTGGGGTAGCCTGCGACATCTGCAACACGGTTTGATATTGCACAACCCGTTGTGCCATCGTGCTGCTATTAGGATCGCTTACAGGAATCACTTCCACCATAGCGTAATCGGCTTGTCTAGCTCGAGGCTCGCCACGGTCAGGCACATACATGTATTCTATCGGTGCGTACTCGGCAATGATCTTACGTAGGAGTTTAAATTCCTGTTTCATTGCGTAATGGACACGGGATTGGACCGCAGCCATCGGCTTAAGAGTACGCTCTAATAGCGCAAGAGTGGTTCCAACAGGCGCATTTGCGCTCATGTCAGAGATATTCATGTCGGATATCGCGCCTAACCGGCGACCTTCTTCAGTAATCTTATTAAGTAGTGCGAGTAGTGTCTGACTAGGCTCGTTATAAGGTAATGGTAGGATATTGTCCCGTATTGACCCGCTAGGCACGTCCACATCACGGAATTCACCTGGCCCGATGGGCGTATCGTCGCCTTTAACCCGTAGTCCACGTGACTTTAGGCCACCGGGTAGGTTAGACAGCGTGCCTGCGTCAACTAATTGACGGATTATGGACGTTCCCGCCTTAGCATACCCACCAATAATGTGAATTAAACCAAGACCATAAAACCCAAAGCCTGGAACATAGACATAATGAACAAAATGTTGACGTTTTAGCGTCAATCCGTCGTCGGGATCCCAATTACGACGAATACTTAAGATCGTATTAGTGCCTTTCTCTACAGTAACTACGTAAGGTAGCGCTATTTCTAGCCCATCCTCAGCCTCTTCGCCCAACCCGTCAATAACTAGGTCAGCGTGTATCTCATATAAGCAATAGCGGTCATCATCATTAAGAGAAAACCCACCTTCTTCGGCCTTTTTCTCCTCAATGTCGCTGTGATATGGCTCGGGATCACCTAAATCTACGTCAAGGTAAAACCCAACAGCCTGTAACTTGATCAAATCGTTCTTAGTTTTACGCATAACGTGCGTAACCCGCTCGGCTTGCTCTATGTTAGACGCGCCATAAGGGACAATTACGTCCTCAGCAGGGATGTATATAGCAACTTGACGGCCTAAATTCGGATCGTAGTACACTTTCTTAAAAGCAGAACCGGCTAATCCTAGGCTATATAGCATCCTTTCATGCTCAGGACGGTACTCCGTCATAACCTCAGTCAGCTCGTAATTCATGTCAGTCCTAACACGCGAAGCTGCATCTTCTTTAGCGCGATCAATCTCACCAAGAATCTTAGTTTGCACAGGGCCACCAGCAGGAAACGTCTCGCTCATGGCTTCAGCTTGGAAGCGAATGGCCGCTTCGGCTAAAACTGTACTGTACACACCGCAGGCATCTTCCCAGGGGCTAGAACGCTGGTCATATTTAAGACCGATGGTATCTAGTCCTTTGACATACGTATCTGCCCAGTCTTTACGTGAGTTAACATCGGAGTCAACTGAACCAACCAGATCGTTAGCCAGCTTAGTAAGTGCTTGATCATCGAGGTACTCGGCAAGGTTGGCATCAAACGCCGCGTCGTCTAAGTCCTCTACCTCTTCACCAAAAGTAATCTCAACGCTGCCGTCTTCCAGCACTACTTCAACACCCTCGTCAGACATGACATCTATCGCTATCATGGCTTCGCCTTCTTCCATGTCCTCGATACCTTCGGGCAAGTCGTATAAACCTTTTTCAATAGCCATTCTATTTGTCCTTAATAATATCCGCCAAGCCGTTGCTTGAAGTATCTCTGTTCTTCTGGCTCATCCGAAGGGAGGGATATAAATCCACCTTGCCTAAAACGCATGAGTGCCATTATGGCTGTGTCCACTAAGTCATCGTTAGACATAAACGGAAATCCAGCCACTTCCTCGACCACCTCTTCCGCCCAACGGGTTTGCGGGACGTAGACAAGTCCAGAGCGTACTATATCAGAAACGGAGTTAAGTCTAGCAGTTTTATCCCCCGTCCCCCTATGTGGCGTATACTCTTGTACGATCAGGCCCATCCGTCGCATTTCTTGGTAGAGCGGTGTGCCACTACTCTTCTTCTCCACTATAAATGCGTCCGGTTCCCACTCAGTATATTCACGCGTTGCCATCTCTTTAAGCTCGTGAAACTCTAACCGTTCTTTGATTGCGTTAAGTAAGATGATGCAATAACAATCTTCTTCCTCGTGGAAGAATACTCCCCACGTAGTGAGCGCGGTAAAGTCAGCCCTGTTGTGTTTCTCGGCGGCGGCGTCAAGCGCCATGATTATGTACTCACACTTGGGCGGGTCTTCGGGTTCCCAAGTCTTCCACCACTCACGCTTAACCAGAGCTGCTTCTTCCGCCGTCGGATTCTGTTGATACTGCGAGTTCCACTGAAACAACGGCATCGATGCTTTTGTGCGATGTAGGGCATCGAGATTAAAAAACTCAGGCCACAGCGGTTTCTCTTTGATCTCACCGTCAGGCTGTTCCAGCTCCAATATCGCCGGAAACTCTACTACCTCATACTTATCCGCTAATTCATTCTGCGCCATGTCTCGGGTTACACGGCCAGTCAAGTCATCTAAATGCCACCGCGTTTGTATAATAGCTACTCTACCGTGAGGCATCAGACGAGTACGCGCTCCGTAGGTAAACCACTCATATGCCTTATCAAAGACATCGAAGTTACCGTTAATCACGTCTTGCTCTGAATGCGGATCATCAATAAGTAACAGGTGGGCACCACGTCCTGCTAGCGCCGAACCAATTCCACACGCGTAGTACTCCCCGCCTCTGTTGGTGTTCCACCGACCCGCTGACTTACTATCCACTGCAAGCTGCACATTCGGGAATATCTTCTGGTACTCAGGCGTGCCGATCAAGTTCCTGACCTTACGCCCAAAGTCTACGGCGAGGTCTGTGGTATGCGACACCATCATTACCTTCTTGTCGGGATTGCGCCCTAAATACCAAGCTGGGAAATAAATAGAGACTAGCTGGGACTTGCCGTGACGTGGGGGTATGTTGACGCAAACCCTGTCCTTACCGTCTACCTCTACAGCTAGACCATCTTCGCCTTCTGCCGTTTTACCTTTCTCAATCTCCATCAGGAGACTGCCCAATATTCTGTGGTGTTTGCCTACTTTGTAGTCTGCCTGCATCATGCAGCAAAATGCGATTAAGTCTGCGTGTGCGTCTTCTACCTCTTGCCTATCTTCCAGCGCCTCGAGGAGAGTATTTATCTCAAACTGTTCGTCGGTAGTGTAGTCGTCGAGATTGTCCAACATAGTTTGGACTTCGTCAGGTGTAAACCCTTGGATCTCATTGTCCATTTAGGCGTCGTCCTTTACGGCTTCGACTTCTACAACTTCGGCCTCGTACACACCTGAGTCATTCTGCCTAAGATTCTTTAACTTTTCTAACTTGGTTCGCAATTTTTGTTGTATTTCACTGGTGTTTTGATGCGTTATCGTTACTTCTTTACGCTCGGCAAACAAACCTACATCTGAGATCTTACCCAGCAGCTCCAAAGCCCGCATTCGTACGCGCGGATCTGAGTTATCTGTCTCGAGGATAAGCTTATTGGTAACCAGGTTACGGATCTCGGCGGCTTGTGTAGCAACCAAGTGACTGAATTCTTTAAGTACCGCTTGGGTCTGCACTATAGAAGCTGGGGTAAGGGTAGCTAGATTGGTGTTACTGACTTTCTTGGAGGTTTTCTCGGGTTCTTCTGCGTAAGACGTAGCCAGTATGCCCGCTATTGTGTCATCAACACCGTCA